AGCGTTTTTAACGTTGAATCAGATTCCAGCGAATACTCAAGGCAATAGCATTTTGTTAACGAACATCCAAACGGTCGTTAATCAAGCCCTTGTGAATGGCACTATTAGTGTTGGCAAGCCATTAACATCGGTACAGCAATCTTATATTACGTCAGTGACTAATGATCCTAACGCATGGTACCAAGTGCAAACGATTGGTTACTGGATGGATTGCCAGATAGTCCCATTAGAAACAACGCCTGTCACATACGAGGCGCAATATACTCTGGTTTACAGTAAAGATGATGTTATTCGAATGGTCAATGGAACAGACATACTAATTTAGTTCGAGGGCGAGAAAATGAATAATATTTCAGGTTATGGGATACAACTATATTTGATTGCTTCGAACACGTTTCCAGCCGGAATTAATCTGACGCAATTTGCAGATGATAGCGACCCGTTTGACGTACCGTCTTTACAAATTGGCGATTCTGCAATGGGTATCAATGGCGACTTGATTGTATGGAATAAAGCGAATCCAATCAAAGTTAACATGGCCATGATTCCAAGTAGTGATGACGATATTAATTTATCTATCCTGCTAGAAGCGAATCGTGTCGGTAAGGGTAAAGTAGGCGCTCGGGATATTATTCTTTTGAATGCCCAATATCCTGATGGTACTTACGTACAATTTATCAATGGTTTCATAACGGACGGCATGCCAGCGAATGCGGTCGCTAGTGCTGGCCGTTTGAAATCAAAACCCTATTTGTTCACATTCGAAAATAAGATAAGCCTATAATGTTATTAGAGCCTAAAGAAGTTGAGATCAACGGCAAGATGTTTGTTTTGTCGAAATTCCCTGCGATTGCTGGTCGTGAAATCATTTGTAAATATCCTTTGTCTGGCGTGCCTAAACTTGGCGAATATGCTGTGAATGAAGAGACAATGTTAAAACTCATGTCTTATGTGGGCGTCCCTTCAAACGACCGACCATTACAATTAACTACAAAAGCCCTTATTGATAATCACGTTGGCAATTGGGAAACGCTCGTTCAAGTAGAATGGGCGATGCTGGAATATAATTGTAGTTTTTTTCAAGACGGGAGAATCTCGACTTTCTTAAGCGATATCGTCCAGAATCTCCCACAATGGACTATAAAAATGTTGACGGCTTTGTCGCAGCAATTATCGCCGACGGAAAAGCAACACTCAACGAATTAAGAACTATCTACACTCTCGAAGACGCATTTTTAATGTGGGAGGTAATAGCGATTAGTCGCTATAATGAATATCTGGCCGTTGAGCATGCCAAACGACAAAGCAAGGTGAAATGATGACGATACTTGACACATTTTATATGGTTTTTAAAAGTCTTGGCGCATCAGGCACTAAAGCTGATCTTGATAAAATTAACGAATCAACCACAAAACTTGATAATTCATTAAAGAAAACATCCGCATCTACAGAACTAGCGACAAATTATTTTAATAACATGGCACGGTCATTAGTGGGTGTGGCCGCCGGTGCATTTTCACTCGTGTCGATCCTCAGTGCATTTTCGAAAACAACGAACGAGGTTATTGGATTAAGTGTCTTATCGGATCAATTGAATGTGAACATATCCGATCTTGACGCATGGGGTCAGGCAGTACAACGAAACGGTGGCACGGTCGAAGGGTTCCAAAATTCTATAGCAAGCCTCGCGCAGCATTTTGGTAGTAGCGCTCAGGTTGCTTTTAAATTATTGCCACAATTAGCAGACGTATTCCATAGGTTAGGGAGTACCCGGGCGCAACAATACGGGAAGTTGCTCGGGCTGGATCAGGGAACGATCTTATTGCTGCAACAAGGTCGTCGTGAAGTTGAAGATTTAATACGACGGCAGAAAGAGTTAGGAGTAGTCACACAAAAAGACAAAGAAATTTCCGATGAATTTAGCGTTTCGGTATCGGATACCGGGAACGCTTTTCGTTATTTATTCATTGTGCTTGAACGTGATTTATTGCCGGTGCTTACGAAGGTATTGAATTATGTACGGCCTATTTTTACTTATCTTACCGAGCATAAGGATCTTGTAATAGGTGCGTTAATTGGTATTGCTGCCGCTGCCGCGCCGCTTGTCGTCGGTTTTATTTTGGCGAATGCTGCGATAATAGGAACTACTTTGGCTATCTCAGCGTTAATCGCTTTGGTCGCACTTGCGTATGAGGATTTCAAAGTATTTAAAGCAGGTGGCGATTCCTTGCTGGGTGATTGGATAGCCCGTTGGCCTGTGCTTGGTGATATTGTGAATGGTGTATTGTCACATTGGAGTTTATTGTTAGATGCCATTGGCGCACAGATTGTAGCGGTAGTAAAAGGTCTTAAACTTATAGGATATGCTTTTGATTATGTATTTGGTAGAAAATCCTCTGCCGCCGATTTAGACCGGGCTAATCGCTATCTAGCAGAGGCAGGAAATAGCAGTATTAACAATACGACCCATAACAGCATATTGGGCGGTAATTCTGCGAATAGAGAACAGAATGTTTCTGTGGGTGAAATTACGATTAATACGCAGGCAACGAATGGTTACGGCATTGCTAATGAATTACAAAAAACATTAAGCACGCAGCTACGACAGGTAAGTGATTTTTATGCCGATGGGGTATTAACATAATGGCTGCCGTAATTAATGCGTTAATAGATACAATTTCGCTAGATCAAGTAGCGGTGTTTACGCAGGATTTTAACCAAGTTTTTCGTACGGCACGGAAGTTAAAAGCGGTCGTTAAAGAAGCGTCTAAAATCATGGAACAGCCGATAGAAACCGGGGCTGTGATTGTAGACCACAGAATTTTATTACCAACCGAAATAACATTGTCTCTCGTTTTGAATTCGGCAGATTACCCAGACGTATATAAAACAATCCAGCAGTTATATCTTAACGCTACATTATTGATTGTGCAGACGAAAGCGGGGATTTACGTTAATCAATTGATTCAAACTATTCCGCACGAGGAAGACCCCTCGCAATATAACGCGATAACAATTGAATTGAATCTAAAACAAGTATTGTATGTCACGCCACAATATAACGTTACGCCTACGAATCCGAATAATTCGACGAAGGTACAAAGAGGCGTACAAAATCCGACTCCTGCCGGTTCTAATCAAGTATCGGCAGCACATAGCGTCTTACAATGGTCGACGGGGAATTCTCCACATGTCTAATATCCCATTGCAAGCGATACCAAACCAAACATTCTCTATTCAGTTAGATAATAATCAATATGATTTTACGCTAACGACGAATGGAAATATCACATGCTGTACGATTGCACGTAATGGTGTTGTGTTAGTTTCAGGTAGTCGGATTCCTATATTTCAACCATTGATTCCCTATCCTTATTTAGCCGAGCCGGGAAACTTTGTTTTTGTCAGTAGTCCGCCCACACAAGATTATCCCTACTGGCCTATGTTTGGGATTACCCAATTTCTAATTTATGTATCTGCGGCAGAATTGGAGGCGGCGCTTGCAGCAGCTTGATCCTAGACTTTTAACATTGAGCATTGAAGTTAACGGTTCTGTGAAAACCTATAGCGATTTATTCATTACGGCCAATGGAACGAAATACGCAAATGCGTTGCAGAATGATTGTGAAATTACTATTGCGAATCTGGATAGATCAACGCAGGATTATATTCTTACGCAAACAACGCCATACAATCTTAATTATTCGCCGAAGCTAGCAATAATCCGGGCAGGTCGTCAATCTTACGGAACGTCACTTGTTTATGCCGGTAACATTATCAGTTCGATAGTATCGCAGCCTCCCGATGTTAAAATCACATTGAAATGTTTAACGGGTAATTTTCTCAAGGGCAGTGTGATTTCACGTAATCAACCTGGCACAGCATTGTTAAGTAGGATTTCGGCGGCGATTGCGCAAGACTGCGGAAATCTACAATTGAATTTTCAAGCGACCGATAAACAAATAGCAAATTACAGCTTTGGCGGCGCTGCCATAAAACAAGTTGAATTGCTCGGCAGTTTGGGCAACATAAACGCCTACATTGATGATCGCACGTTAGTAGTTAAAAACAACCTGATACCATTGACAGGATCACTACAAACAATCAGCGCAGAAACCGGGATGATCGGCATACCGGAATTCACAGAGCAGGGCATCAAGGTTAAATTCCTATTTAACAATCGCACGACATTAGGCGGCGGCATCCGTGTGATTAGCAATGTTTATCCGGCAGCGAATGGCGATTATGTCATTTTTAAATTAGGCTTCGAGTTATCGAATCGTGAAACTCCATTTTATTATATAGCGGAAGCGGCGAGGCGCAGATGAATAGCGGCAATAACCCAGATACAGACCCCGCGAACAATGACACGCTAGTCGGTGCCGTCCGGTTTGCTTTCTTTAAATTGCTTCAACAAGTCAATGGCATGCTGCCAGTTCAAGTAATCGCGTACGATAGAACGACGAATAGGGTTCAGGTTCAGCATTTTATTAATATCGTCACAACTGGCAATCAGCAAGTCCCTCGCCCCCAGGTTGCGAGTGTCCCCGCGCTTATACTAGGTGCGGGAGGTTTTATGATTAGTTTTCCGATTAATACGGGCGATAAGGGATGGTTACTTGCTAATGACCGGGACATATCGGCTTTCCTACAAAGTTATGGCCAGAGCGCGCCTGTGACGGGTCGGATGTTTAATTTCGCCGATGGTTTGTTTATTCCGGATATAATGACAGATTACACTATAGGATCAGGCAATAACGATAGCATGGTGATTCAGAGTGTAGATGGCACGTTAAATATGGCATTGGGTAGCAGCGGGTTAAGCATTACCAGTACCGCG